CCTTCATTCAACTTCTGAATTTCTTCTTTTATCAGTTCTTTAAGTTTTGATTTTTCATCAATATTTTCTACATCTTCTAAACGAAAATTTCTCCAATTCTTATTCATTTTCATTATTTGGAGTTTAGACAATTTCATTTATAATCCACCAATAATATCATTAACAATAGATTCTACTTTACACCATTTATCACAAACACTCCCATCTTCTCTAAGACCTTCCTTTGGATCTTTTACGCTTTCATTCATTGGATGCATAAATGCTCCATGTGTAGATGGGTTAGAAACAAAATCAAATGCTATCAATTCAAAATCATCTTGTACTTCTTCTCCATCTCCTTCACTAAGACTTTCTACGGATCCTAAACCTCGTGATGAAATTCCAAGTTTAATACCAGCTTTAAACAATTCTGTTAAAATATTACCTGAAGGTGTCCCTAAAACTTCAACTGTACCAATTAAATTATCCCCCTCCCAATGCATTTCAGTTACATTATGAGAAGCATTCTGTAAATTAACTACTGAAGTGTCAGGATGATCTAATTCTCCAAGAGCTCTCTGTTCTTTAATAAAACTTTTAACATATTTGTTAGCTTCTCTCATCAATATTTTACGAGGATATATTCTACCGTTTTGATTTTTTACTTCTGCTCGTTGTAAAACTCCACGAACAACTAAACGACCTTCATTAGTTTTTAATGACTCACTAATTTGTTTTTTTGTTACATCAAATGGTAGATAATCTACTATTAATTGTCTTGCCATATTTTAACTCCTATTTCATAAAATCAAATTCTTGATCTTTATAAATTTGTTCAAATTCTTTAGCATATTCTTTTGCAAGTTCTTTTTGTATTCTTCTTGGAAAAACATCTCGTACATTTCCACCATATGCTTTAACATACCTCTTTGCACCATCACTAACTAAATATGAAAATAACTTAGGTGCTAATGAAGAACGATATCTTCCACTTTTTTTCTTTTTACTCAAATTTTTAATAATTGGCATATATCTTTGTTTATATAATTTGCTATCGTTATCAATAAATAGCTTAAGTTCCTCAGCTTCAGTACTTAATCGTTCTGTTACTAACCAAACTTCTTCTCTAATTATTTCTTGTAGTTGAGATTTAGTTATTTTCATTAAATGTAACTCCTTCTGCCTGGACTTTCATCCTTAACATACGAAGCATATTTTTTAATTAAATCAACTGCCTTTTCTACCAATTCTGATTTTCCTTCTATTCCTATGTAAGAAGCATAATCTTTTTCTGATTTTCTTCTATCAGGTTGAAAAAATTGACCTGTAATTGGATCGTTACCAGTAACTATAAGAATACCACTACCCTTCCAATAAAATCCTTTATTACCCATATGTTTTGATTTAGGTCTAATCCTCAACCCTTTTAATACTTTTTTAAACCCACCAGATTTAAAATCTGTTAAATCAAATCCATGTTTAGTTGATTCTACTATTAAATTTTTAAGTTTTATCATTTATCTCTCCTCATCATAGGACTTTCTGTTTTTTTCGAAAGGCATGATTTAATGTAGCTGACCAACCTTATTCGCTAATCTAACTAGCCTCTCACTAATTTTACTTAAAGCTTTATGTGTATTCTTCCAATAATCTCTGGAATCAACTTTCAACTCATTTTTTAATTTAACATTATAATTAACCATTCGTTCTAACTCTGTAAGATTATCACGAGTTTCTCTCATTGCCATTCCAATTTTTTGCTTCGGGGTTTTACTATCATCATTTCTCCATTGATGATATCTACCTTCTACTATTCCACCATATGCTCTTTTATTTTTTCGTTTTAATTCTTTATCAAGATCTTTCAATTTCCTTGAATCTATTGGAAATCTTATTTCTAAAAAATCTCCAGCCACATTAAGTACTTTAACATTTTTTATACCATATTTTTTCAATATAGGAATAGCAGTTTTAGTCATAAATCTTTTATTTCCACTAATAGTGTGCATTTTTACTGATTCGTTTATTTTACCACTTGGTCTATTTATTTTTTTATGATGAGTTACACCACCCTTCCCTACTGCTCCACCTCTCAACTTTGAATCTTTAGCTAATATGTAACTTCCTCCAATGTTTGGATCTTCATGTCCACCACCATATCCTGCCTTTTTCTTTTTCAATTTCTTTTTAGAAAAAGCATGTGGAGTCATATACTGCCCCCCTGCACTAGCAGTGGTTGTAATTTCTTCTAATTCTTGTTTAACTAATTCTTTAATAATTTCTATTAATTTATTATTTTTTTCCATTTTTATTCTCAGATATAGTAGTTAGTTCTTTTATCATTTCATAATAACGCATTAAAGATACTACTTGGTTATCTCTTACAATTCTACCTTTAGTTAAATTATCCAATTGTTTAACAGCTTCAGTTATTTTAATTTTAGTAATTTTATTATCTATTTTAGGTAAAAATTTAGAAATAATCTTTTTAATTTTTACTACTTCTTCATTAATAAATTCTTTTAATGAATTTGTATTAGAAATATTACTAATATATTTTCTTAATAAATTTTTCTGAGGTGCATTCAATGTACTATATTTAGAATTAAACCTATCAACCATAATTTGATAAGAAAGTAATCTTAAATCCTTTTCTGATTTTTCAAATTCTTTTATAACTTTACTCTCCTTCTGCTTTGGTGTAACTTTCTTACTAGTTATATTCTCCAAGATTGTAAACCTACTTTCTACAGATTCCTTTGGATCAAAAATAGAAAAAGAACTTTCTACCAAAAATAACTTATAAATTGATGCAAACATTCTATAATTAGGAATTCTGGCATTAAAAAAATCTTCTATTTTATAATTTTCTTTAATTGACTTTACAAGATTATACTTTTCTCTACGTAAATCAGAATTTTTTATTTTCTGACGAGTTGAAACAACAGCATCTATAAGTCTATGAGCTTTATCAGTAGATGAATATTTTTCTGTCTGTAAAACCTGATATAATCGTAGTTCTTTTCCTAGAGATGTATTTTTACCAAAATACTCTTTAATTAACTTAACTGTTTTTGTTTGATCTACTCCATCAATTACATCAACAGTCAATTGTCGTGTCAATAATTCAAACAATATCCCTGTATTTTTTATTTTAGAGTGTTTCACTTTTTGACTCATTTGCTTACTCCATTCTTTTAACTATAATTTGTCAACAATAAATATAAAAACTTCTAATAATTAATCATTTGAATCGTTACTTAACGATGATGATATTTCATTTTTATATTCTTCTTCTACATCAGATGTTTCTAATAAGATTTTTTTATCGCTTTTCCCAATATCACCCATACTTTTCAATAAAGAATCATAATGTGCTAATGCAATCCCATATTTTGGATTTCCACTACCACCTTTCCTCTTATCATGAGCTCCAAGTGGATCACGACCTCTTATACTACTATCTTTACCATATTTAGGTCCTTCCTTTGGACGGCCACTTCCTGGCCAACCATCTTCTGGTATTTCAATCTCCAATTCTTTTCCTGATCTACCCATTGGTGAATCTCCTTCTCCCCCAGACATCATCGCACCTTGTGTTCCTACCGCCTCTTTACTATGAACTGGATCATTTCCTTCAGACTCTAATTGTTCCCACCTAAACTTACGTTTTTGATCTTTAATAATACCAAGTCTTATTTCCTTCTTATCTTCCTCTGTAAATTTAAAAATATTAGTATAAACCCATTCTGTATCTACTATTTTATCATTAATCATACTTGAAGCAAGACTTTGTTTACTGTTCCACAACTCAACTTTTTCTTCTTCATATATTGTAGATGGATTTGTAAGTGTTAAATCAAAATTTACAAGGTCTGCATCAGTATATCCTTGTGCGTATAAATGAACAATCGCAATCTTTGTTAATTCACTAACTGTAATTCTCTGTATTCTTTCAATAGTTCTAGCAAACCTAACATCTTCTGCTGCTAAAGTTGCTTTACTACCAACATTTTCTTCATACCCAAGAAACGCCTTAGGAACTCTTAACGCTGCCATTAACTTATTTCTCAAATAGTCAATATCATCTACCGCTTCATAAGTAAGACCAGCCATATTATCAATTGAAGTTCCACTATCACCACCACGAACTGGTAAGAAAAAATCCTCTGTAAGATTTTGAATATTATATCGTAAATTGTAATCACCAGTATTCTGGTCAATTACTGGAGCCTTTTTCATTTTAGTAACAATTTTTTGCATATAATTATCAACTTCCGCTGGTGGAATATTTCCAATATCAATTTTAAAAATTCTTTTTTCTGGAGCTCTCATGATGCGATGTATTAACATAGCATCTTCCATAAGTGACAATTGTTTCCAAACTTTACGAGCCCCTTCAACCATACTCTTTCCATAAGGAAGAAAATTACTATCATTTAACAATCTAAAATGTGCTATTTCATAATTTTCAAAATTAGTTTTTCCAACACTACTTAAAGTATGTCTTGTATCACTTCCTTCTACTTCAAATTGAACCAAATAAGGATTTTCTTGATCCTCACCTTCAATACGAGAAACATCATATGCTGAAAGTGGAACTACATTTGTAATACCATATTTTTCTGATATATCTAAATTTAGGTAAAAATCCCCATATTTACACATATTACGAACCCAAGGCCATAAATTAAATTCTATGTTTAATATATCATAAAAAAGATTATGAAGAATATCATGTATATTATCATTATCTGAACGAATATCTAGTACTTTACCATATTCAGATTTCATTGTGGATTCATCTGCATAAATGTCAAGTGCTGACGAAATAATTGGATCTGCGTCCATAGTCTCATAATCTCTAAATAAAGCCAATCGTTGTGCTGCATGAAATAACTGTTCTGCTTTGCCAGTACCTCCAGCCATATTAGAATATAATTTAGTGAATCTATCTGCAAGACCTCGTTTCACTGCTGATTGAACCTGATCTGTATCAGCAATTTTTAATTTTCTTCCACCAGCATGTCGTACAATGACATTTGTAGAAAATAGTCTTTTTAATCTAGTTCTTAATGTTGTATCTGCCATAATTTACCTCTTTATTTTATTAACCATTCCAAGCTTTCTTTTTCATAACCAGTATCCCACTCCCAGCCCTCAGCTTTACCATCATCTGAAGCGTAAACTGGTTCATGTTGTAAAAGCTTACCTAAAACCTTTTTTTGTAATTCTATTCCTTCGTTTTTTAATCTTAATGCTGTATCTCTAACCCATAATCCTATTGCAAAACTCATAACAAGATCGTCATTATATCCAGTCATAGCTTCTGCTCTCTGATTTTTCCATATAAACACAAAAAGTTCATCAATTAACCTACTTGAATGTACAATAATTTCATTTTCTCTAAAATATTCTTCAAGTTTTGCTACTATCATTGGGCGTGTTTTTATTGTTGTACTAAACCCAGGAACCATATTCCTTTCAAGATTTCTATATTTATTTGATATTTGATGTTGTACATCAACATAATGTAAATCTTTACTTGTATAAAATAGGTTATCATACTCTCTATCTATAATTTGTTGTAATGCTGCCCACCCAATATTATTATTTTCAACTATAAGTAATGCATTATTATACTCAAGTGCAGTATTTAAACACAAATTACCAAAATCTTTGGTAGACATTTTACCCTTATATTCTGCTACCTGTTCAACCCTATCAATATCCATAACATGAAATGCTGAAAAATCGCTTCCATCCCCACGAGAAACATCAGCAGATATAAGATAATTACGATTC